TTATCGGCGGGGTGATGGTTTGCGCCAGTGGTATTCGGGTGCGGTCATTCGCTGGCGGTACCGTTCTTTAGCAGACAGAGCGCTGTTAAGACGGGTACGGATGATGAGCTTATCCTGTCCGTTCAGTTCATGGCCCTGCTGGCGGGCCATTTCGATAACTACTTTTTCAACAATCTCATGTTTGAACATTTTCCCCCGCCTTATCGTGTTTTATTAAAATTCCAGATCAACCCGCCAGGGCTCATCTCTTTTGCAATACCTTCACGAATAGATTTGTCGACAACCTGCTGATATACGCGTCCAAGAGCATCAGCATTTGCCGAACTCTGCTGCCCCTGGTTGCTTTGCTGAGTGGTAACAGACACTGGTGCATAAACGTTAACGCCTGTTTGCAGGTTCCCTGCCGTGGTGTTTCCGACGAACCCACCAGAGGCATACCCCCTCATCAGGCGATAAAGGTTACCGACGCCAAGGCGTGCTGTGGATTCTTTGGTGAAGACGAACTCACCACCGTGAACAATCCCTTTTGGCTCGAATTTACCGCCGTGTCCGGTATAACCGCCGCCCTCGTATTCAGGGATATAGCCGCCTTTCCAGGCCTGTACCGGGCCAACAAAGCTGGGACTACCTATTCCACCGCCCTGCGGGCCATCGAAAGAACCAGAAACCCACCCCATGGCCTTCTGAACGGCGTAGGCCACCAGCAACTGATTAGTGATCTGAGCAATCGTTTTGAGGACCGAAACACCGAAGCTTTTGAAGGATGCCTTCCCCGTTGTCGTCAGATCAGTAAGCATGTCGCTCATGCCGTTCATAGCCCCAGCCGCCGCATTCTCCATAGCTGAATAGACGTTTGTCGCCGAGTCCTGGTATTCTGCAAAACCCTTTTTAGCTCCGCTGAGCCAGTCACTGCGAAGGCTGTCCTCAGCGGCGTAATACTGATTCAATGCGGCGAGTTCACGCTGATAATCGACGTCAGTCGTCTTGCCCCCGGCATTTTCCCATCCGCTCCTGAGCTGCGCATACGCAAGATTACGCCCGGCGACTCGGTCGCTTAATGTCGCAGAATCGGTTAAGGCCGACTGCTTCGCCGTCATCTGATTGGCGTATTTCGTCGCGGTATCCATCCGCTTGTTAAGCTGTTCCTGCGCGGTTATCTGGTCTCCTAAAAGGGCTTTTTGCTGTGCAAGCGCGAGAATGCGCTCTTTGTTGGCTAGTAGTGACTCTTCCTCTTTAGAGAGTTTCCTCTTTCCCGCTGCCTCTTCCAGTACGGAAAACTGAGCCTCGGTTTTCCACAGGTCTTTGCGCTGCTGGCTGATAACTTCATTTAAGCCTGTATGTTGCTGCAACATCTTTAATTCAGTCTGCAAGGAAATGAGTTGCATACTGGAGGTATCTTCGGCCTTGTCTCCTGCCGATGTTTTCACTGAGGGCTTTTTATCGCGCTGCTGTTTCGCCTGTTCGAGTTCCTTTTCCCTGGCTGCGATCAGTTTGTTAGCATTTGAAATCGCCTCAGCGTCACCAGAGGCCCCTATTTTTTTGGATAGCTCGCGAGCCTGCTTTAAGTTCTCCTCAGCAGCGGCCACACGGTCGGTTGAAAGTAACTGCTTTTTAACCAGGTCAATATTTTCCTTCACGGTGGTATTGCCCTTGATCCGGAGCGTTTCAACCACCTGTTGCAGGTCTTTTGCCTGCTCGATAAACCTCATGGCCGGATCAATAGCACCACCCAGGGCAACGTTTTGTTTACCCAGGTTAGCGCCCGTAAAGTAATTTTTAACGCCTTCGGCGGCTTTGCTCCAGGAGTCAGGAAGCCCAAGTACTTTAAGTCGATGCTGCTCAATAGCATTATTGAGGGCGGTAAAATCAGAAGAGCCCTTGTAAGCATCCACCTTCGCTTTGGCTTCCTGGTAACTGAATCCCACGGAGATCAGCTTTGTTTCGGCTTCGGTTGCGCCGTCTTTGGTGCTGATAAACATACTGGTGATATTTTTTACAGAATCACCCGACGCATCAGCAATTGAACGTATATTTAATGCAAGCTTTTGAGCGCTATCTCCGGTAATGCCAAGCGTGTCGTTAACAGTCTTGCTAACCTCCTCCAGTTCCTTGCGGGCACGATAAACAGCCATTGCCGTGGTGCCAAACGCAGCAGCGACTACACCAAGAACAACCTGCGTCGGGGTAAGCAGGGCTGAAAACGCCTTAAGCGTGCTGGAAATGCCCCCGAAAGAGTCTTTAATCTGCCCGCCCTGTTGGAGCATGATCAGGAATGGCGACTGGCCCCCAGCTAACTGCGTAGTAATATCGGTAATCTGTGCTGGTAGCATGCGCATGGCATTGTTGTACTGACCAATTGTAATGCCCGCTTTCTTTGCCGCAATCTCCTGCCGACTGAATGCCTGCATAACCTGCATCGCGGCATCATTAGCAGACTCGCCGATCCCTTTAAGGCCCTTGCGGGAATATTCAACCTGCTCATTAAATTTAGCGGCATCAACATTAAGATTGACGACTAAATCACCTATGCTCTGTGCCATATTAGCCTCTGTAAATTTGTTTCAGCGCCAGCCTTAAGTCATAAATTCGCCGTTTACGGCTACTGCCCGCCAGAGGTTCCATCCCGGCCAGGCGTCTGGCAATAGTCTGTCTGTGATACCCGGTAACGTATGACAATTCGCTAATCGTTAACCTAATCTCTCTTTTCATCTCGCCGCCAATGATGTCGAACAAAAAACACACAATCCATCATCTTTGCCACTTTTTGTAATTTCGAGCCTTTTTAAATCAGTAAGTTGCCGGATGATGATGATGACCACGAATATAGAAAACCAGCCGTTTCCCGCGATGCCGCCGCCCCGTGGCAGGTCGACTGCCCAGGAGTACCTTTTCAAATGAGAGAAATTCTCAAATGAGAAAAGGCGACCGAAGCCGCCCTTTTTCCCGTCACGCCGTGCCATTCGATTTGACCAGCCCGCGATAGTCCAGCGCGGCCACACCCGCATCAATGCGCACCTTCCAGGCCACACCATCAACCGTGAAGCCGTCCATCTGCTCCAGATATGGCGTATCCATACCATCGAGATAAGCCACCTCGATGGTGTCAGTGCCCTGCGCGGCAGCTACATACCACTGTTTGTTATTGGCCTTATCCAGACGTGGTTCAACAATAACCTGAGCCATATCCTTCACCATGTTGATGATGCCGGGGTTCTGGTTCAGTGTGCCGTTCTGATCCACAGGGAACAAAGAAGAGGAAGAGAGCACAGCACGATTTGCTGCCCCTTCCAGCGCGGCAGGTACGAGGATATAGGCCGGGATGACATTAATCGGATCACCGTTCGCATCCTCCTGCAGGCGCATAGCCTTGCGGGCCTCGTTCAGTCCGTCCGTATCCATCCCCTTTGAAATGAGGTTGTTGTGGTCCGCATGGAACAGCGCCTTACCATCGGTGAAGCTGGCGTTTGCAGTGAGTTGCAGATAGACAAGATTACCGACCGTTCGCGCTGCTGCTCGTCCCATTGCCTGGGGAATGGTGGAAAGCTGACTCAGGTCGTCATTGATAATGGCCTGACGGGTAACAGAGAAAATATTGCCATACGTCGCCAGCGCGATAGGGACGCCGTTGTCACTGGTAGTGACGTATTTGTATTCAGCCCCCTCTGGCACCTTTTCCAGTTCAGAGAAACCATTCAGGCCCACACGTTTTGCTTCATGGAAGTTAGACAGGGAGCCTGTTTTAGTCCACTGCTGGAAAGTCTCGCCGCTGTTCTGCCAGCCTGTGAGTACAGACTTCTCAGCGCCACCAGCAAGGATGTGGGAAAAATCGCTGGTACTGTGCGTAAAGGCCAGATTCACAATCTGCGAGCGGTTGCCAAATCCGCTGATGCTGATACCACGATCCACCAGCGAAGCCTGAGCCATTTCAAACAGGCTCATCATTGCATAGGGATTTCCACGCTCCGCGCGTTCATGCCCCAGACGGGCATTAAGCCCCTGGCGGATACCGTCCCCTACAATGTTGCCGTTTCCGGCGTGAATGTGGGTATAGGTGTTTTTGTTGGATGGCGTGATACCGCGCCCCATTTCGGCCAGCAGCAGGTCTTTTGCTTTGTCCGGTGTACAGTCGGCATCTTCCAGGCATTGCATTTTCAGCGCATCATGCTTGCCGCCAAACATGGCAAACAAATCTTTAATACCGTTGATGCGGTTCTGTTCCGGCACAATGGAACCAGTAGAGCCTTTAGGCTGGGTGATCATCCCTTTGATGTTGTCGGGCATATGTTCAAAATCCTCAATTCGTTTTGATTCGATGCGGGCCATCGCACTGACAGCCGGCAGTAACTCATCTGCAAATCCCTGCGCCACACATTCGCGGCCATCCATCCAGGTTTCCTCCTCCAGCAGGGATGCCAGCACCTCAGCAGACTTACCTGTTTTACGTGCATAGGCGGGGATCAGGACGTTTTCTACCTTGTCCAGCAACTCGGCATAGTCGCGCATGTCGTTGGCGTTCCCACCGGAAATGCCCCACGGCTTGTGAATCATCATGAGCGCGTTCTCAGGCATGACGATACGATCACCAGCCATCGCAATGACTGACGCCATAGAGGCGGCCAGACCATCGATATGCACCGTGATTTTTGCCGGGTGTTTATTCAGGAGGTTGTAAATAGCGATGCCGTCAAACACATCACCGCCGGGTGAATGGATGTTCAGATTGATATGGGAAATATCGCCCAGGGCTTTCAGGTCTTCGGAGAACTGCTGCGCCGTAATCCCCCAGCCGCCAATCTCTTCATAAATCTGAATGGCTGCGCTTGCGCCATCGCTGGCCGCTTTGATGTTGTACCAGCCTTTCATACCCATGCCCCCAGCGTGTGGTGATGCCAGTAGTTCACACTGCTGCGCACAATCTGGCCTTTAGTGGGGACAGGCATTTCAGGGTGATTCTTTTTAATGAAAGCCTGGTACTCTTCGATCTTCTTCATCGTTTCGGCGTCGATATGGACCGTACCGCCCTTATCGTGCGTCGATTTGTTCTTATCTTCCATCTTCTTACCCTTATCGTGATTGATGGTACATGTACAATCATTGATCACTAAAACTGGTAAGTAAACGAATTTCAATCATAAAAAGTGGTTTATAAGTTTATGATAAAACTAAGGGAGACCATCGCCTCCCCACTTAATACCCACTTACTACCCTCCCCACTTGCTGCCCACCCTCATTTTAGAGAATGCCATTCAAAGCCAGTAATGGCGCGGGTTTAAGTGGTTTTACCCACTTGCTCCGTGTATATGGGCGCAAAGTGGGGAATTAGGGGTGTCACTTCCCACCTCCCCCACCAGCCCCCCACTTAGTTCCCCACCTCTCTCAGTGATTTCACGGTCAACAAATCGCCGTCCTGAATGACCCGTCCATCATCAATCAGTTTCTGCAGCCAGCGAGCGTAATGCTTGGTATTAATGCCAGTGGCTTTCAGATCGTCACGAATGACCGCCCTGTTACATGGCTCACCCCGCGCTATCCGGCTTCTGATTGCCTGCCACAGCGCCATGTGGTTATCGGTGAGTTTCTCCACCCCGGCCAGTTCAGGATCAATCTCTTTAGCCTCACGAGGCACATCACGAACCACCAGCGAGCACACCATTTCCCCGTCTTCATCGGTGTACAGCTCGGCGGTGCGAAGGTCATAGGCTTTACGTTCTGGCTCCTCAGCATCCTTCATCTTGGTGCATGACAGGATTAGCGCCTGTCCTTCTCCTTCACGCTTCACATTGAACTCAGCATCAAGCGCTGCCCGGAACGAGCTGGAACCACGCGCCCCTTTAGCCTCATCCTTGCCGGAGTGATGAACCACCAGCACCGTAGCGCCTGTTTTCTGCTTGATAACGTCACAGCCCTCGATAAACGCCCCCATATCACGGGCATCGTTTTCATCGTTACCGCCAAAGCAACGCGCCAGCGTGTCGATCACCACCAGTCGCACTGGCATAGCGCACTCCGCTGTAATCTGCCTGGCTGCCAGTATGACCTCTGATACCTCGGATTCACGCACCGGGAAGACGGGACGGTTAACCAGCCAGAGGTTATCAACCTGCTGGCCATGTACCTGCTCCCACGCTTTAATACGGCGGGGAACGCCTACACCGCCCTCACCAACCACATACAGCACAGCGCCGCGCTCAACCTTCTTACCAGACCATGAAGCGCCAGCAGCAATATGACAGGCCCATGAAACAGCCAGGAAGCTTTTATACGAACCGCTGGGGCCGTATATGCTGCAAAGTGACTTTGCCGGGAGCATATGCTTAATCACATAGTCCTGACGGACGTTATAGCCCTCGGAGCCGCGTGTAAGTGGTAGCTTTGAGCGCTTTTTATCAATGGTGGCATCCGGGAATGCTCGCTGAATACGCTGCGTGTCGGCCAGCCAGAGATTCATTTCCTCTTCGCCGATTTCATCCACCAGCACAGAACGGCGGGCAATAATCATCTGTTTGCGATCAGTGTCGAGATAACCGGCATCGCACAGAGCCTCATATGGCATTTCAACAATCTGTTTTAAGCGTACCGCCAGTTTGCCATAGCGAGTGGTAGGGTCTTTATGCTGGTGGATTGCCTTTTCCAGATCAGTGCGGCTGTAGTGCTTACCATGAGCCCAGAGATAAGAGCACGTAAACAGGGCATCCGATACTGTCTCTACTGCTGTCAGTTGGACTGTCATTTCGGAATGCCTCCGCTCATCTGGAACTTGCCAAGCAGTGGATGAAACCAGTAGGCCGAACCGTATTTACGCTTGGCGCTGCGGAGCACCAGTCGGGCCGCTTCCCTGAATTTCTCATCAGGCGCAACGAAGCCACCTGATTTAAGTTTGACCAGCATCACACCCGTGTTTTTCGCCAGTTCCTCGGCCTTTTTGGTAGAAATGCCATACTCAGCCGCCAGTGTTGCGACAGGAGTCATACCGGGTGGAATTTCACCACCCTGGCTATCTGTGAGCACTCTTACCTTCTCTTCCAGCACCGTGACTTTATCCACCAGCAGATCGAAGCGTTTTTCCAGTTCGTTGAATTTGACGTTGCTAATCATTACCGTGCCCCCTTATTACGCTCACCACGAACATAACTCGCGGTGTCACTGCTCTGACTAAGAGCCATAGCCATTCTTGAAAGGTGACGAAGGACATGGCTAACCAGAACCAGATCACGGCGGGCGTCTTCGTCGGAATAGTCTTCGGCATTAGTTGCATCGAAAGCCAAGTTGCCGATCAGTGTAAGTGCGCTGTTAATGGCGAATGCTCCAGAGGCATAGATATCAATCTCCTCTGATAGCTGATCAGTGGTGTGGCCCTTAAACTCAGGGGTAGACTTTGTGAGCAGATGGTAAATATCACGCATCTTTACCCCCTTTCGAACCTTGCTCGACTATGGTTGCGGCCAGGTTGTCAGAGACACGCCTTGCCAGACTGATAAGGTTTTCACGCCCAACGGGATCGACTTCGCACTCCTCTACAACCATCAGCAGAGCTGCCAGTTCGCAGGCTAGTGATGTAATTGGTTGGCTCGACATGCTACACATGGCGCACCTCCTGAAAGGCAGCACTGTCGAACTCCCATCCACGTCTTGATGTGTAATCAAAGAACACAACACGGCAAGGAGCATGAGCGCGGATTTTAGCGGCAAAGACCAAGTTCCAGCCGGGAAATGCATCACGGGCAGTCTCTTCGGTGTCAGCATCAAAACGCAGGACGATAGGAGAGCACTCCGGGTAATGCTTGGGAGTGGCAAGGAATAGCCATGTAAATTCAGGGCGAGTTTGGGTATGCTGTTGATCAGCCATAATGTAAGCCTCAATTACGTTGTGGTAAGAGGCCCGGTTAGTGCTCCAACACTGCCGGGCTTCGTCGTTTCTGCTCACTAGCTCAAATGAAGTGAACACCACCAATATATTGACAGGTGAACACCACGTCAATGCTTGATTTGAGATTTTTCTCAGGCATACTGAACACCACCAACCATATGGAGATTCAGTAATGGCAACGGGTAGAAGGAATAACAAATCATTGCAAGTCTCAGTAAGGCTACCTTTAGAAGATTTGGAATTGATTGAAAAAGTAAAAGAATCAGATGAAAGCATCGCTGGTTTTTTGATTGCGGCTGCCAAAGGTGAGATCAAGCGTCGCCAGCGAAAAAAAATTAAAGCTAATTTAGAGGAATAGAAAATGTTTATCCCTAGAACACCTTTGGATTGGATTATTGTGATTTTGATTGTGTGTGCTATTGGTGCTGGATATAGCTGGTTAAAAGAAGATAAAAAACTGTGCCCTGATCCACACTCGCGAGACGCTGCAAAGGTAGTTGAGTGTGCATCAATAACCTCAAAAGGGTGATACCCAATAACCGGGGATGTAGGGGTTACAAAAATCTTGTAAAACCCCTCGCCGTTTGAGCACGCCAGAACAGGCGAGCGCAAATGTGCACCCCTCAAAGAGTTGTGCAAAACCAACACAACGATATTGGGTTGGCATCCAACTAGCTTTGAGATAGTCGGATTTGCGCATCGCTTAAAGATACGCGCACCTGACATCACAGGAGCGCTCATCCTTTGACCACCAGCGCAAGGCCTGGTATGCTGATCCTGTTTCGTTGTAATGCACTGGCGGCCATGCGGGGCCGCCTTTGTTTTATCTGACATACCCCACCCCTTACGCCGTCTGAGTACGACGAGTAGATGCCAGATAGCCATCAAGATCAGAACGCATGTAAATAACCTTGCGCCCGACTTTGTGAAAGGGAATCTTTACTTTCCCGGTGTAAGCCCAATTAGCTAGTGTCTGACTGTTCACACCAAGATATTCAGCAGCTTCCGGGCGGGTTAAACGACTTGAAGTTGTAACTTCTGTAAAATCCATAAGTATCACCATTCATTTGCAATTAAGAACAGTGAAACTTTATTTGCTATTTAGGTGTGCTGGCAGAGAGGACAACCAGTTATTAAACAGCTAACTGGTTGGGTGTCGTGGTATCCTGTTTGTAGGGCATATAACTAGTTTTATACCCCCCTTATGATGAGCTTAAAATCTCTACTCCTGTTTTTCGGTTCGACGTTTGGTATTAAACCAGAATCAGTCAGCCATCTTTCAATGGTTGATATTTTAGGTAAATCTTTATTTGTCCATGATTTTCTTAAGTGAAAATATATTTCCTCAGCCATTCCGGTAACTGAGGCGTTGGGATAAGTACTCCAGGTATCTTTTGCAATACTTAACGCTTCGGCATTGTGCCTATTGGTCTTACCCTTTCTGGCCTTGCTTTTCTCTGCTCGCCTGACAACCTCAACATATTTATCTGCAGATTCAGACATAGTGCTTAACATCGACATTACAACAAGCATTCTCTTTGCTAATTGAGGGCACCCATTAGCTTCGAACAGCATGAATGCATTGTGTAAAGCAAGAATTGATCCAGCCATTCCATCAGATATTTTATTATCATTATCCCTGATTACTTCTATAAGCTCCTTTATCCCATCACCTGTTTCGTTTCTTATTTTATGCGCGATATTGGCATATAGTTTTTTATCGATAACAGAATGTTTTTCAGTTACAGAGAATAGCTTCTCACGTAATTCATTGAGATATTTTTCATCATCTATCATCATTTTGCGCCACCTGTTTTTATATCTTTATTAAGCATCTCAAAAATGAATTTGCGTTTTTCATCATCGCTTAAACCTTCCAGCACCTGATGGAGTTGGGAATCAAGAGATTTTCGGCTTTCCACCAGCCCTGCCTTTTCCAGGAGAAAGCGCTCAACCTTTTCGGCTGATTCCTGCAATTCGTCAGCACCGAAGTGCAAATAACCCTGCGTCACATCCGCACTTTTTGCCGTTCTGTGGTTCATCAGGCGCTTAATGATGTACTGATCAAGACCCGCCAGCGCTGCCGCTGATCCATATGTCCGGCGCGCATCATGAAATTTAAACTCCACCAGCGGGAGGTTATCGGGGTTTGGCTCCGGAACGGTTGCGGCCACAATGCGTTTAATCACCTTGCGAGGCTCGCCAATGACACCGCCAGAGCGGCCAGGGAATACCAACTGGTCACCATCCTTCCTGATACTTAACCGACGCCTGAACAGCCTCAAAATCGAACCAGTGATCGGTAATTCGAGGGGATCGCCGTTTTTTGTCTCGTCTATCCAGAAATAGCGACCGCCAAGATTCACCCTTTCCCAGGTTAACTCGGTAATTTCAGATTTACGCAGGCCAGTGAACATAGCCAGATACACGGCATCGCATACGGAATGGGCAAAATCGTCTCTCGCTTCTTCCGCTTGCTGTCTCACCTTCTCGATAGCGCTAAACCACCTGCCAAGATCGTTATTTCTGACACGCTCTGTTTTTCGAACCAATCCATGCCATTGACGTTTTGTACTGAGTACCATCGTTGGCGGTTCAGGTAACAGGCTATGCCCTTCTTCGTCCCGGTAATGGTCCCAGGCAAAACGGCATACGGCCCGAAGTGCCCGCCCCCATGAATCAGCCTGTGCCCTGCTGCCTGTGCCAACGCCAGCGCGATAAAGGCTCTTATCCTTACCAAACCATGCCGTACCATCAGTAATGGCCCTGTGGCGGCGTTCTACGCGCTCTCGCGTGATATTCATAATCGGTTGATTCAGCCAGTCACCGGAATAGTTAGTCAGCAATGACCGGTACTGTTCTGCTGTGGTTTCTTTCACCCGGTACCCCCTGACACGAAGACGCTCATCAAAGGCCATGAGCAGGGTGATCTGCTTTTTCTGCTCTTGCCGCCGCTTATCGTTCGGGTTCGCATTCGATTTAGCTATTTCAGCCAGGGCAGCAATAGCCATTTCACGCGCACTATCGACAGAAAGATCCGGGAAGCGTCCAAGCGTCACCCGGAAGTGATCTCCCTGCCTTTTGCGCGACACACTGAATGTCTTCACCCCGCCAGCAGTGACACGCAGCAGAAGCCCAGAGACATCGCTATCTCTGTACTCAGCACGACTGCCTTTAGTCGCGGCTGGCAGGGCTTCAATTTTCGCTTTGGTAAACCTGAATGTTTTATCGGTCATTTTGTTGCGCAAAAAAGATCGCTTGGTCGCAAACCCCCGTATGGGGGTGCCATGGGGGTCTTATAAGTGGGTAAAACAGAGTATTTCTGGTTATTTATACAGTGTCAATGATTTTGGTAAATTATTGATTTTATATGAATAAGTATAAACAGTTAGAGGGGGAAATCCATTCTCATAATCGCTTGGTCGCTGGTTCAAACCCAGCAGGGGCCACCAAATTCAAGGGCCTAAGTGAAAACAGAGGCCCTTTGTCGTATTAAAATCCATGTGAGAAGCGAACTGAGATGCGCTTAACTTGCCGGGTCAAACTCGACGTTCACCCGCGCGCGCAGCTCTTCCTTCATATACGAAGTAAAGTATTCAGGGTTTTTAATCACCACGCGGTCAGCGGACTCGATTTTATCCGCCCATCCCGCCACTTTTTTTGTGAACTCCGGGTGCCACCCTTCCCGCTCCCCTCGCGCGATAATCTCCTCGGCGTGAGCTGGAACACCAAGCTCTTTCAGATACTTAAACATCCCCTTCACTGTACTCTCATCCATGGAATGTGGTGTTGAGGCTGATGTGTTCATACCGCCAATAAAGTCCAATGCTTTCTCAATTACTGTTGGCAT